CATATTATATATGTTGAAGGTGCACAATAATGTGGCCGATTAAACTTGCTTAACATAAGGAGGATAATATGACAGCATATTTAGATTTAATCAATAAGTTCAATAAAGACGTTTGGAATCATTCAGACAGAGTGTTTGGTGATACGTTTGACTCTATCTTTGATAGTTGGTCAAAAGCTCAATCGTTTCCATTTTACAATGTAGTAAAATACGGAAAAGGTGAGTATGCTATTGAGTTAGGACTAGCAGGCTTCAATAAGAAGAATGTTAAAGTTCAATACAAAGATGGTGTATTAACTGTTTCTGGTCAAATAGAAGACAAAGAAAAAGATTACATTGAAAAAGGTTTAGCAGCTAGAAAATTCTTTAAGCAATTTGCTTTACACGATAAAGCAGTTGTTAATGATGCTTCAATGGAAGATGGTGTATTAACAATCAAACTTGGTGTTAATGAACCAGAAGAAATAAAACCTTTAGATATAACTATTAAATAATTATATCCAATCTTTAAGTTCTTCGCCCATAATTTCTGTGGCGATGTTAACTTTCTTACGAAGGGATTGTACGATTTTATCATCTACAGTCCCTTCAGCAATAATATCAATATAAGTCATAGGTTTTTCCTGACCAATACGATCAATCCTTGCTTCAGACTGTTGACGTTTTTCTAAATCATATCCATTAGAATAATAAATCATTGTACTAGCACCTGTTAAAGTAATTCCATAACCACCTGTTTGTGGTGTGCCAACAATGAATCTAACTGGAGAATTAGGGTCCTGTATTTTTTTAATTGCTAATTGTCTATCTTCAGTAGATGTATCACCATAATAAGTAACAACAGAATTTTCTCCATATTGTTTTGTAATAGCTTCAACAATTTTTTCTATGTCATATCTGTAGTGAGCCCATATAACTGCTTTACCCTCTACTTCTTCTAGTACATCCATTAATTCATTTAAACGATTTGATTTAACATCTTGTACATCGCCATCGTCAGATTTAAAATGACCACAAGTAATTTGATGTAATCTCATTAATTGAGTTATGACAGCTGCTGTTGAAACCATTTTACCATTTAAGAATGCAATGGCTTTTTCTTTCATAGTTTTGTAAAGTCTTTTTTGTTCATCAGTTAATTGAACAATACGTTTCATATAAGTTTTTTTAGGTAAATCTAAACAATCATCTTTTAATACACGATAAGAAAATGGTTTTACCTTTTCAGATAGTTCAGGAAGATTTCTATAACCAACAACTAATTGAATCATACGACCTGATACATTAACTTGTTTAGTAATAGCGTATCTTGTTTTAAAAGTATAAAAAGATTCGTGACCTAATAAGAATGGACTTAAAAAATAACATTGAGAAAATAAATCTAATGGTGATTTAGTTACAGGTGAACCCGTAAGTATTCTTTTAAATTTACATTTAAGACCTAGTTCAATAATAGCTCTAGTTCTTTTAGCCATTGGATTTTTTATAGTAGTTGATTCATCTACTCCTATGATTGTTTTATGACAAGATAAAAACTTTTTAGCAAAGTCCACACCTTTTTTAGTAGAGAATGCTTCAACATTCATAATTAAAATATGTAATTCTGCACCAGTGCTAAACAAAGGTTTTAAATCTTTTGCATTGGGATCTGTTTTCCAAAGACCTATTTTTTTCTCTACGTAATCAGGCATATGATTTGGTATCTCAGAATCAAACCAGTTTTTATATACGCCTTTAGGTGCAATAATTAATGCAGCATTAATCTTGCCTGCATTATAAAGCATAGCAATATTGTCAATAAGGACCTTAGATTTACCTGTACCCATCTCCATAAAGTATGCAAAAACTTCTTTATCCCAAGACATTTCTAATGCTTTAGATTGATGAGCAAATGGTTTGCTTTTAAATTTATAGTTCATAATATTTTTTGCTTTCTATTGAAAATAGATATATTATGTTGTATAGAATGTCAATGCAAGAAAGCATAGATTATAAAAATTTAAAATCAGTAGCACAATCCATAGTATATGTAATACAAGATATACCTGGAACCAAAATAGGTGCACCTAAAATAAATATAGTCGGTGCAACCCAATATGGACAGTTAAAAGTTTTACTTCCAGAAAATTCACAAATTATTTTAAGCCCAGCATATGTTATTTCAACATTAAAACAAAAATTAAAAGATTATAAATCAAATGATTATTTATTGTTAACGGGTGATCCTGCAATTATTGGTGTTGCGTGTTCAATAGTTTCTGATATAACAAATGGAAAATATAAATTATTAAAATGGGACAAACAAGAAAGAAGATATTATCCAGTTGAAATTGATTTGTATAATAGTGCTTGACAATAAAAAAATAAAAACATATATAGAAAGGATAGAAAGTTATGACAATAGATTTTGAAAACGATAGAATGCAATCAGTGGAGCAAATAGATTCCGCTAAAAAATTATCAGATAAGGTAATTGAATTAAAAGATTTAGAAGATGAAATTGCTAATGCTGAAGAGTCTATAAAAAAATTAAAAGAAAAAGCATTACAATTATCTGCATTTGAAATTCCAGCAATGATGGATGAAATGCAAATTACAAAATTAAAGCTGAAAGATGGTGAATCTGTAGAAATCAAAAAAGTTTACGGCGCATCTATTCCTAAAGATCAACAGGAAGCAGCTTTTCAATGGCTTCGTAATAACGGTCTAGGTGATATTATTAAAAATGATATCACTGTTACCTTTGGTCGTGGCGAAGATAACAAGGCGGCATCATATGTCGACCTTGCACGAGGCAGCGGGTTTGAACCTATCCAGAAAATTGGAGTAAACCCAATGACACTCAAAGCACTGGTCAGGGAACGACTTGAATCTGGACAAGACGTTCCTGCCGACCTATTTAAACCGTTTGCAGGTAACCAAACAAAAATAACAAGAAGATAAGGAGAAACGAGAAAATGGAAACGAGTAACGAGAAACAAATAGTAACAAAAAAGGCAACAGGCCTACCATCAGCTTCATTATTTGAAGCAGATGCACACTTAGGTTTTGAGAATGTGAAGACAGAATCACTGGCTCCACCAATCTTAAAACTATTACAAAACGGTTCAGCGGAAGCACAAAAACGTAATCAAAATTATGTTGAAGGTGCAGAACCTGGAATGTTTTTAAATACTGTTACGAAACAGTTATACAATGGTGACAAAGGAATAAATGTAATTCCTTGTTATTATAAATTGGAATACCAAGAATGGTCCGATTATGGAACAGGTTCAGGTAGACCAGAAATGATTTATCCTGATACTTCAGACATTTTAGATAAAACAACTAAAGGTCCTGATGGTAAAGATAGATTACAAAACGGAAACTACATATTAACTGTAGGTCAACATTTTGTAATTATATTAGGAGATAAGGGTTCAGAAACTGCTATGATATCTATGAGTTCATCTCAAGGTAAAATTAGTAGAAAATGGAATTCTATGATGAAATCAATAGTGTTGGATGGTAAAAATGGTCCATACACTCCACCTTCATTCAGTCATATTTATAAATTATCTTCTGTATTAAATACAGGTAAAGGTAATCAATGGTATGGTTGGAATGTTGCAAAAGTAGGTTTAGTAGAAGATGCGGCTATGTATGAAAGAGCCAAAAAATTCTATAGCTCTTTTGCAAACAGATAACTTTCATTTGTTTGTCCTAACAAGAGATGAAAATGCAGGCGATCGAAAGATCGCCTGTACGGCTATAATGAAAGATAGATATGATAGAAATAAAAAAATTTAAAAATATATTTGAAGGATCATACAATGCATATGGTCAAACTAGAAAAACAGAAGAATATGATGAAAGAGGTAAACACAAAACCAAATCAGTCATAACTAAACAACCTGTAACAGATCAAATGTGGGCAGATCATTTATTAGGATCTGATCCTGCACTAGGAATAATTCCAATTAATGAAGATAGTAAATGTAAATGGGCTTGTATAGACATAGATGTTTACAATTTAAATCACAAAGAATTAATAGATAAAATTAAAATAAATAAATTACCTTTAGTAGTATTTAGATCAAAGTCTGGAGGTGCACACGTATTTTTATTTACAAAAGAATTTACACCTGCAGCATTGTTTAGAAATAAATTAAAAGACATTGCAGCGATGTTAGGTTATGCGCGATCAGAAATATTTCCAAAACAAAATCATATTAATAAAGACAGAGGAGATGTAGGTAGTTTCTTAAACTTACCTTATCACAATGTAAATCAAACATTGCGTTATGCTTTTAAAGAAGATGGCAGTGCAATGAGTATAGATGAATTTTTTAATTATTATGATCAAATAGTTTTAACAGAAGAAGAATTGGTAGAACTAAAAATTAAAGAAGATAAACCTGAAGATAATGATTTATTAAAAGGTGCTCCACCTTGTTTAAGAATGTTAGCACAAGAGGGAATACCGAATGGTCAAAGAAATAATGCAATGTATAACTTTGGTGTATATGCAAAGAAAAGATTTTCTGACAATTGGGATACAAAAATTTTTAATTATAATGATATTTATTGTAAACCACCATTGGACAAAACAGAAATGGATGGAATAATTAAATCCGTAAATAATAAAGAATATCAATACAAATGTAAAGATGAACCTATTGCATCTTTTTGTAATTCTAAAAAATGTATTAAACAAGAATTTGGTGTAGGTGATGATTTTTCTCCTGGACTAGAAATAAAAGAAATACAAAAATATACATCTAATCCACCTATATATTATGTAACTGTTGGTGAAGGTATGGTTGAAGTTAGTGGTGCTGATCTACACGAACCAGATAAGTTTTCTTTAAAATGTTTAGAACAAATTAATCAATCAATGTTACCAGTTGCAAAATTAATATGGAGAAAACAAATCAATAAACTATTACAAGAGTCCATACCAATAGAAGCACCAGAAGTATTAAAGACTGATAATCAATTAAAAGAATTGTTAATCGAATTTATATCAAGAGCAAATGGCAAAAAGAAAGAAGACATTAAAAGAGGAATACCATTTACAGAAAATGGAATTAGTTATTTTAAATTTAAATCTTTTTGGAATTTTTTATTAAGAAGTAAATCTTGGAATATTAAATATGAAGCAACAATGAGAATGTTAGAAACATTATTTGGTGCAAAGGAAGAGATATCAAACTTAGAAGGTAAAAATACAAGACATCTAATAATCAAACAATTGGAAATAGATAAACCAATTGTTAGAAAGGATAAGATTAAAGATGTTCCATTCAATTAGAACAATTATACCTGGTCCACCTGGAACAGGAAAAACTTTTACCTTAACAAAATATTTAGAAAAAGAATTAAAAGAATATAAAACTGATCCAAAAAAGATAGCTTACATATCATTTAGTAATGCTGCAGCAAATGAAGCGCAAAGAAGAATTACTGATAATTTATTTCACATAGGCACAATGCATTCATTAGGAAGTAATGCATTAGGAATTAATACACAAACACAATTATTAAAAGGAAGTAAATGGAACAGTTTTAAAAATTATTCTCAGGTATGCAAAGACCTATCTTTTGAATCTACGACTAATGAATTTGGTTATGTCGTATACACAAACCCACATATGAAAATTATTGAGTATGCTAGGTCACGTCAAATAGATATTGAAGAGGCGGCAATACAATTAGATTTACATCAAACGGTTGAAATTAGTTTAACTGAATTAATAGCATCACATCTACAAACATATAAAGAACATACAGGAATGGTTGAGTATTATGATATGATTGCACAATTCATTGAGAAGAAAGTTTGTCCTGAATTAGATGTAGTATTTTTAGATGAAGCACAAGATTTAAGTCCTTTGCAATGGAAAATGTTTTTTTACATTGAATCAAAATGTAAACGTTCATACATTGCAGGTGATGACGATCAAACCATTTATACATTTCAAGGAGCAGATCCTAGTATCTTTATTAATTTAAAAGGTACAATGGACCCACAAGTACAGTCAAGAAGAGTTCCTAGAAAAATACATAAGTTAGCTGAATCTATATTTCCATATATGTCTGAACGTTTAACTAAAGAGTGGAAAGCTAGAGATGCAGAAGGAAATATTTATGAGGATATGGCATTAGAAGATTTAAATCTATCTAAGGGTAAATGGATGATATTGGCTAGAACTAATAAAATGTTAGATCAAATTAAAGAATATTTATATAGTTTAAATTTAAGATTTGAAGCTAAGACTCAAGACATATTGCCTAGTGAAATGGTAAATGCATATAGAGTTTGGGATAGATTAAATAAAGGTGCAAGGGTAAATAAACAAGACGTAAAAGATTTATGGCAATATTTAAAAACTGAATTGCACGTGGCAAGAGGTTTTAAAAATGAAAAGAAACTAGATTCTATTATATCGGTTGATATGGAAGAACTTAGAGAACAATACGGGTTGCGAGCGACGGGGAGCTGGGAGCATTTAAATTTTCCAGAAGAAAGTAAGACATACATAAAAAATTTATTAGAATCAGGTGATGATCTTATGAAAGAACCAAGAATAAAAATTTCTACAATACATAGTGTTAAAGGAGAAGAAGCAGACAATGTTGCTTTATATACAGATTTAGAAAGAGTTATATATGAATCAGCTTTAAAGAATCCTGATCCAGAACACAGAACATTTTTTGTAGGAATAACTAGAGCAAAAGAAAACTTATATCTGATGCAGTCAACATCAGATTATCAATACAACATAGGAGGACCAATAGTATGACAAATAAAAATATATTTGATAAGGCATTTCCACAGGATAGGCAGGTAGGCGGAAAACATTATAAAACTTTTCGCATTCAGCCCTATGAATTTATTTCTAAAAATAATCTTAGCTTCTTCCAGGGGAACGTTGTGAAGTACGTCTGTAGATACAAGGATAAAAATGGAATACAAGATTTAGAAAAGATAATTCACTATTGTGAGTTAGAAATTTTAAAAATGAAAGATGATAAAAAGTAAATGTGTTGTTTGCAAAAAAAGAAATATTGCATTCAACTATGGATATATGTGTAAAAAGTGTTATAAGAAGAAAAGGAAGAAATGAGAGCAGCAATAATGGATTTATTATTTATAACAGCGTGCACAGCTGCATATTTTTTAGCATTTGAAAAATTTATTTGGAGCATATTATGATATTTGAACCACAACGAGAAT